GGTCGCCGTCCTTGTCGACCTTGAACGGAATCGAGTTGTCGCTCTTCCGCAGCTGCAGGCCGTCCGCGGTCTGCGAGGCCGCCATCTTCAAGACAAGCGGGCTGGTAGCAGCGTCAGTGACGGTGACCGCCACCTCGCCGTGCTGACCAACGCGGCTCAGCGCAACACCGCTCGGGTCTTGGAACTCCGCGATATTCGCGGTGCCCGTGGTGGCGGCCTTAAAAGTTGCCGCCGGCGAAGTGTCCGATGCCTGAAACGCTGCGGTGTCGATGGTGGGGGAAACAAGGTGCTTGTTCTCGAGGGTCTGCACATCGTCAGTGCCGACCACATCGCCGGTAATGCCGTGCACGCCGCCGTTAAGGTTGGCGTGCAGGTTAGCTTCGTCCGCCTCGGCCGCCGACCATCGGTGCTCGACAGTGGCGCCCGAGCTGTGCGTCTGCGCGGTCGTACCGTCCTGGCCCCTAATGACAGTGAACGAGCTGGGACCGATAGCGGTGACAAGCACGACCTCGGCCAGGTCGGTATCCGGGTCGATAACCGCTTTGCAGGGTGTGCCCGGCCAACCGGTTTCCGTGGCGCTAAACAGCAGCACGGTATCGGTGGGGACTACGCCGGCGGACAGGCTAAGCGAGTTAGCGGTGTTGGAGAAAAAGAGGCGGGTCACGTCCAGGTCCTCACCATCCGCGGCGCGCCATAGCGCGCCTGCAGCGCACGCCGCTCCACTTCCAGGCGCTCATTGAACATCGTGGTCATCAGCCGGCTCGAGTTAGCCGCGGCCCCGGCAGGGCTAACCAGCGAGCGCTGCGACTGCTCAACCGACTTGGTCTGAGTCCGCATCAGCTCATCAGCGGCAACCAGCTTTGCGCAGGCGCCCAGCACAAGCAGATCCGAGGCCGATGCCGGCAGGCCGGTAACAGCCGCGAAGTCGTCGGCGTCATTGACCAGCCGGCCCGGTCGGGCCTTGTAGGTCACCTTAAGCCTGGCCCCGGTCCAGATCGGGTCGGCGATAGCCAACGAGTAGCCAGTAGCAAACCCGGTAGGGTCCGCCTTAGCGTCGGTCCGCCAGCGCCTAACCCCGATCCAGTTACCGAACGGTGGCGCGAAATACTGGACATCCAGCACCTCTTCGACATCCGCCGGCAGCGGATAGCCCCACTGCGTGAGCGAGACATTGTTGGACAGGTCCATCTTGACCGCGTACAGATCCGGGTAGAGCCCAGCCAACACCTCGTTAAGCGTGCTCTTGACTCGAGCACGCGGGAGGCGCGGCGCCCGTGTTACTCGGGCGCCCGCAGCGTGAGCCACCTTGGCCGTGCCCTGCTGCCCGCGCCCGAAAGGCACAAGCACTAGCGTGCCGCTAAGGCTGTCGCCCTGCTGGGCGAGCACCAGCTCCTCGTCGACCTCGTACAATCCGCGGCCGATCATCGTGTGGTCGGTCAGCAGCAGCGTGGTCTCGCTGGCGTCGATCGAATTCTGCAGCGCACAGGACTGCTCGACCACGCCAGTGAACCGACCGAACATGCCCATCGTCTCGTCGACTAGCTCGGCAAAGGTCGTCATGCGATTACCTCATCGAAAGTGAGCGGGTCGATAGACGCGCCGTTCCATACGCCGGCGAGAATCAGTTGGACCTCACGCTGCCCGTCCCAAAGAATCCATTCGGAGCCAGCGACGATCAAAGGCTGGGGAATGGACACCGCACCATTCACCCTCGCCGGCGTAGCCGTGGCGTTAGTGGGCACAACCACAGTCGGTGTGGGAATGCTAGCGACGGCGTTAACTCGAGTCGGCGTAGCGGTAGCGGAGCTGCCGACGCCAACCGTGGGCGTGGGCACAGACACGGCGCCGGCGACGGTGGAGGGCGTCGCCGTGGTGCCCTTAGTCAGAGTGGGCGTGCCAATGGTCGTCGTTCCGGCGACAGTGCTGGGCGTAGCGGTTGCGTCGGTCCCGCCGCCGCCGCTGGCGGTAAAGTCGGCGTCGATGCCGTAGAACGACTGATCGAATGACTGCGTCGGGACCGCGCCGATGTTGGTCCCCAGCCCGCTGTTCTTGAAGCACCCGTTAGGGAACGCAGTCGGAGCGTCCTGCCAACCAGTCAGGTTGCCGTTGACAACGGCCGCGCTCTGGAAGAAGTGCGACTTGAGCGCGTAGCGATTGGTGCGGACACAGATCAGGAACTTGTCGCCGGCAGCGACGGCGACCGGAGTGGTAAACGTGAAGAGCTTCCACGTTCCCGCGTCGCCCGACGCAGGCTTGGTCTGAGCCTCGCTCGCGACGATGCTAGGGCTTGTCAATACCCCTGAGTTGACCTTGATGGCCCCGATGGCGAACTGGGCGTTGGTCGGGATAGTGGTCGGGACGAAGTACCAGACGCCGCTGATCGTGCCGGCGACGGCGAACTGGATGCCCGTGCTAAGGATGTATTCAACGGAGTCGGTAGACCCGGTCGCATCCGACCAGCCACCCGAGGGCGTGGTCTGCCCGAGAAGCGACGCCATTACGCAGTCCTGAGAATGACAGTCCCGCTAGGCGTGCCATCCGGGACAGGATCACCCAGCCCGAGCACCAGCACACCGCGGTTCGAAGTGACCTCGAGCGCGCTTAGCCGCGCGTTAACAACCGCCATGTCCTCGACCAGGCCGGTTACGCCGGCCTGGCCGTGAGTGTGGCCGGCGTCAGCCTTAGTTGCGACTGACGCCTGCACCGCGGCGATCTGATTCTCGTGGTCGTTGTGCGCGTTGGTGTGCCCCGGATCGTTGTCGTGGTAAGTCATCAGAACGTCTCCGTGAAAGTCTCGGCAAACGGGTCTGTGTCGCTTACCACGTACTGCCCTTGGCCCTCGGCAACCAGCTCGTCGAGCTGGTCATCGCTAAGCGGCGGGGTCGCCCCGCCCTGATAGAGGCGGTCAACCCCGACCAGGTCAGTCCAGTTAAGGTTTTCCCCAACCAGCCAAACGCCGTCCTTGCGGTATAGCGTCTGGTTGACGGTGACCTTGACAGCCAGTCGGCCGTTAGGGGCAATAGGCCAGGACTCAATCCGAGTGGGGCCAACGAACCTGCGCGTACCGGAAGGCGGCGGAGTCTCCCCGCCACCACCTCCGCCGGGCGTGTTGTTCTCGGCGACGATCGTCGGCAGCCCGATAGCGACCGCACCAAGGACCACCAGCTCGGGGATCACAAGCGCTAGCTGCTGAGCCTGTTCCGTTGGCAGCGGAATCGACGCCAAACCGGAAACCCGGTCCGGGAACATGGTCGAGCTGACCTGGCCCACCAGCGGCGTGAAGACCGCTCGGCCCACAACCGTAGCCGGGACGTGGACCGTGACGTTGGCGCCGTTAAGAACGGTCGGAGTCGGAATCGACACGGCCCCGTCAACTCGCGACGGGGTTGCCGTGGCCGACGTACCACCGGCGGCAGGAATGACCATTGCCACGGTAATCGCGTTGGCCGTGCTAACCGTGCCGGTCATCACGTCGCCGCTGTGCGTGCCAGCTGCTACCGGGGCGCCCGAGTCGGACCATTCAGTGGTGCAGGTGCCGGTGCCCGTACCGACCTGCTGAGCGCGCTCGGTAAAACCGCTAGCCGGCGTGATGTCAGTGGACGCGGGAGACCCGCGGTCCACCATGAACTCGCCAACCCAGTTGCTCGAGCCCGTAACCGTAACTGCCGGCACGCTGTGCGCGGTGCCGGCGGTTGTCTCGGCGAGTGCCTGGATCGTTGCCGCGAGCGTCGACACGAAGTTGGCGGTGTCGATGCCGGAGTAAGCCGCGATCGTGATGTACTTCTTGGTCGCGTCGGCCGCGCTCTTAGTGACCGTAACCGTGGCGCCGGCGTCAGCGCCGGTCGCCACCTTAGCGAAGAAGTACGTCCTAAGGACGGTGCCCTTATCAAAAGGGCCGCCGACTTGCGTGTACCCCGACGGCGGTGTCGGCACGGTGCTACCCGTGCCGGCGACCGCGTACGAGATAATTATGCCGTCGTTAGCTTGAACGCCGGGCGGAACGCCCCCCGACACATCGGCGCTGTTAGCGGTGTTCTCGTTGCTAACCGCGGCGCGGAAGCCGTTAGCCATTAACCGCTCCTAGGGTCAGCAACGATCGTCGCGAGCTTCTGCTCCCGGAAACCGCCCGGGTCGTTAGCAGGGACCGGACCGTGCAGGAAGCTGTCGCCGCCCGTGTTCCACCAGCAGATGCCGGCGAAGTTGTTGGCCTTAGCGCAGTCCCAGGCGTCCTGCATCTTGCTAGGACCGAGGTTCGGGTCACCGGCCGAACCCTGTCCGACAGGCGACGGCGCGGTCTCGGACTTGACTCCCAGCTCGCCGACCAGGAACGGCTTGTTAGCCGGGTAGCCCTTAGCGGCCATAGCCGCCTTGATCTTCCCGAACGTAACCGTCTCGCTCTGCCAGTTCGTGCTGCCAATGAGCGGGATGTAGGAGTCGTAACCGTCAATGTCGATAACGGAGTTCGACCCGGTAAACCAGTCCGCGCTGGTGTTGGTGTTGCCACCATTCCAGTCGGGGTGCCATAGGCGGAAGTCCCGGTTCGTCCAGGTGAAAGGCGACTGGAAGAACGGGCTAACCCACGCCACGTTAGTCACGCCGGCGGCACGGAACCTGAGGACCGTGCGCCGGAACAGCGCGCGGAAGTTGGCCGCGTTAGTGGCGTCCGGGAAGTTGTCCTCGGGCTCGTGGAAGACGGGGCAGATCCAGAACGTGTGCGTCGGCCGCGCCTGCACGATCGCGATATTCGCGTCGATCGCGGAGTCCGGAACGGTGGTCAGCGTGAACGGTGCGAGCTTCCAGCTGGTGACCGAGATCCGGCCGGCAGCGCGGTCCTCGTCAATCGAGCCGGTGTTCATGCCCCAGTTGTTGCCGTTGTAGCTGCGCCGCAGCTTGAACGTGCGACCGACAGCAGTCTGCACGTTGTTAAACGCTGCGTCGCTGTTGTCGTTAAGGCCGTGCAGAACCTTGTTGCCAGGATCGCCCGGGAACCGAGCGCTGTTGGCGATGAGGATTGTGGGCGTGGGTACGCTGGCCGATCCTCTAATCAAGCCCGGCTGCGGAACAGCCGCAGCCGGGTTAGCAGCTCGGATCAGGACATCAGTGCGCCCCGACGCCATTACGGCACCAGGTCGAGACTCCACACACCGCCGGCAGGCCACTGAATGGTGAACGTGCCAGCGACCGTGGAGAAGTCGGCGCCGAAGTCGATCGTGACCTGGTTGGCCTTGGGCGTAAGGCCGTCCGCGTAGATCGTGGCCTGGCGCGCGTTGGTAATCGTCGAGCCGGCCCAGCTAGAGTCGGCGATGTCGAAGACCAGGTTGCCAGTCGATATCACCAGCGTCGGCGACGCGATGACAATTCCGCCGGCGGTGTAGCCGGTGCCGCTAACCTCGTTGGTGGACGAGTACGAGGATGGGTCGGCGTTAAAGTTGGGGGTAAGCGCCGACGTGTACATGGCGACCTTGTTAAGGGTCGACGTAACGTCGAGCGCGATGACGTTCTTAACGGCGTCGCGAATGGTCGCGACATAGAGCCCCGAAGCCGCAGTCATTTAGCTTAGCCTCCCTGGCTGAGCGTGGCCTTAACAACGACGGGCTCCGGGTGAACGGTCACGTCCTGCCGGCCGTCGAAATGTTCGGTGACATCGACCGTGGTCTTACCGACGGTCCGATGCGTGGTGGTCTTGTGCCAGTCGCTACGGCCCTGCGTAAGCGTGCCGATCGACTGGACGTGCTCCCTAAAGGAGGGGCACTGGCACTTAGCGTTGCAAGTCACAGCTGGTCTCCCCTAAAGGCGACACCAGTCGCCTCGCTAATTCGCATGGCCGCGGTGATGTCCCGCTGGCCCGTGGTCCGCGGCTGGACGCCCTGGCGGGTCGCGTCTTCGTACTTATCGAGCCGGGCCATAGCCGCGTTCTGGACCTTGGTGTCGAGCCCTACCGTCGTCGTTAGTGACTTGACGTGCTCGCGAAAGGACGCGCAGCAGCCCCGGGAACAGGCCATTTGGTGTGTGTCTCCGCTCGTGCTATGTTCGGCGGGCTCGGGCAGGCCGAGCGGTGCCCCGATTTCGTTGGGGGTTCGGGGCAGGAGAAGCGGCGGGACAGTGGAACGCCCCGCCGCCTCTCTCCCCTTAGGGGTTACTGCAGAGTCGCGCTGGTCTTCATCAGCTGCAGCGGCTCCGGGCGGTAAAGCGAGTGCCCGAGGTTGCCGTACCAGCCAACGTGGAAGAAGCGCTTGAACGAGTCACGCCCGAAGTTGCCGACGACGATGTGCGGCTCGCGCACGACGTGTTCGACAACGGCCTCGCGGCCGAGCAGGTAGGTCGTGTAGACCGACGCAGTCGGGGTGTTCGTGTTCGTGATCTTGTTGACCTTCGGCGACTCGACGAAGCGAACGCCCAGCCACTTGCCGATCTCACCGTTGTAGATCGGCTGCAGGTCGCCACCGTTAGCGTGCACGTACACGAACGAGGCGTTAGAGATCGCTTCCCGCTGGATGTCCACCGAGACGTTCGGGTGAACGACGGCGGCGTAAGCGCCGTCCGCCTCCTTAGGCATCGCCAGGCGGGTCCGCATCACCGCGACGTTGTGCGCGATGAAGTCGCCGGTCATCTTGTCGCCCGCGGCGATCAGGTTGACGTTGGTGCCCGTGGAGCCCGAGGCCGGAAGCTTCTCGGCGCCGGCCTGGATGGTCGAGATGTTCGTCCCGGTGTCGTAAACGTCCTTGACCAGGTCGTCAACCGAGTCGATCATGTTGGTGCCGACCAGGCGCGCACGCTGCATCGCCACGTCCGTGTAGGCCAGGTCCTCGAGGCGCAGGGTCGTCACGATGGACGCGCCACGCTCAGTCGGGCTGACGTTCACGACCGTGGGCGCACCCAGCGCCACGGTGTCCGGGTCGGAGGTCTCCGGCAGCGCGCCCTTCTGCAGAGCCAGGAACGGCTCAATCAGCAGCTTGACGGGCTGGCCGGGGTTGGTCAGGATGCCCGGCCGGAAGTCGATCAGCGGCCGGAAAATCGGCTGCGCACGCAGCGCATACCGCACCTGCGCGTCCAGAGCCTTCTCGATCTGGAGCGCAAATGCAGTGGTATCGGTAAAGGCGTTAGCCACTTTCCCTTAGTCCTTAGAGGGTGCCACCCTGCGCTAGCTTGGTGGCGGCGACGGATCGGAGACCCTGGAACGCGGCAGTAAGAACCGCGACGTCCTCGGGCTTATCGAACGAAAGCCCGGAGAGCTTGTTAGTCACCGTCTCGAGGTCACTGGTCGGCGCAGCCGGCGCGGCCGGCGGCATAGCCGCGACCTGCTGGGCGGCCTGCAGTGTCGCCAGGTCCATACCCGGCGGCAGCTGCATCCCTGCGGGAAGCGCGTTCGGTGCGGGGGCCTGCTCACCAGGAGTCTGAGCCGGCGCCTCCGGGGCGGTGGCGAAGATGTCGCCGTCACCCTTAAGCCACTCGGCAAGAGCCTCCTTGGTCGGCTCACCCGTGTAGAACTTCGCGCCCTTAGGGTTCGCCTTAACCTCGGCGAACAGCTCCTTAATGGACGAACTGCGAACCTGTGCCTCGAGAGCGGCCTTAGCGTCGTTAGCGGCCTTCAGGTCCTTAAGGGCCTGCTCGTACTGCTTACGCAGTGCGCCGCCATCGGTAGGCTCGTTCTCATTCAGGTCATCCGACATTTACTAACACCCTTTACTAGTCGTTGGACTCGCGCAGCCGCAGTCAGGCCCAGGGGAAGGCTCAGAAAGGCTCTGCGCTACCGGACTTTGGATACGCCATAGCGGTGCCGGTAGATCCGCTTAGGGGCTGGGGAGCAAGGATTCGAACCTCGACTACACGGTCCAGAGCCGTGCGTTCTGCCGATTAAACTAATCCCCATGACGGGGGCTGAGTACAGCCCCCGGGTCTTACTGGTGGTCCTTCTTCATGTGCCGGCGCAGTCCCCACCTAGTGGAGAATGCGCGCAAGCACCGCGGGCAGTGGAAGAATTCGGTCTTAGCGTCGCCCCACGAAGCGCCCATTACCGTGACCCCGTCCCGCCGGAAAGACCCTGCGTGTTAGTGCCGGCTCGACCGGAGAAGAGAGCGGTCTCAGCCGCGTCGAGCTTCTGCTTCTGCTCCATCGCGTCCGCGTCCTTGAAGAACACCGCGTTCTCCGCATCGGACTGCGTATAGCTAGTGCCGAAGCGGTTAGCGATGGCGCTGTCACCCTGGAAGGTGGCGGCCACCTGGCCGAAGCCTGTCTGCGCCTGGTCCGCGGTAAGCCCGCGGGCGGCCAGCTCCTCAGCTCGAGTGGTGCTCTCGCCGAGACCCTGGCGCGCTGCCGAGCCACCGATGTTCGCGGCCTGCAGCTTGCGCTGGACCAGCGGGAGCGCCTTGTCCGGGTCGAGGATGGCGGCGATAGCGTCGCCATCCGTGGCGCCGTAGTGCTGTTTCCAGTACGCCTTGGTCTCTTCCGGGGCGTTCATGTAAAGGTCCCGCGCCGCGGTGGCGCGGTCCGCCAGCTCGCTCGCGGAGATGTTCTTAGCGATGAAGTTGCCGATGTCCTGGGTGGTGTCGTAGAACCCAGCCGGCATACCGAACTGCCTAAGGATCTGCCGCATCTGGTTTTCGGTGGCGACGGCTTCCGCCGGCGACAGCACGGGCAGCCCGTTCTTCTGCCGGATGTCGTTGTAGAAGAACCGCTGCTTGTACGCCTTGGTGTCCTGCAGCTGCGCGATCACCGCGTCAGCGTTAAGGCCCTGCTTGAGGATTCTGACGGCGTCGTTGTAGAGGCTGCCGATTCCCCACTGCTCGAGCTGCTGCTTGATAATCGCTGAGGCACCGAGGACGTTAGGATCTTGGGGGCTCGTCATGCCTGGAAGCCCCAATCCTTGCCGATCTGATTGACCATCGAGAAGGCGTCGTTAACTGCCTGCGTCGTGTGGTCGTAGCGCGAGTCCTGCCGGAGGGCGTCTTGGAACGACCAGAGCGGCTGCGCGGTAGGCTGGCCCTTAGCATCGCGGGCCGTAAGAGCCCGCTGGATGTAGGGGTCGTAGAGGTCGATCGACGACGGGTCCAGCTCGAGCGTCTGCGCCATTGTCTGGACGTAAGGGTCCGCGATCTGCTGCAGCGTCTGGCCCTGGTCAATCTCGGTCGCGAAGCCGGGGTACTTGCTCTTAGCCGCTGCCGCGGCCTGCGCCCGGTAACCGTCCGCTGTCTGCGTGCCCCGCAGAATGCCCTTCACTACGCCGGCGACGATGTCCTCGTTAGGACCCATGCCGTACTGCGCGCGAACCTGCCGGATCTGCTGCTGCAGCGCGCCGGCCTGACCCGGCGCGGTGGCGCCCCGGCGGAACTGGAAGTATTTCCCGATCTGCTGCTGCAGCATCGAGTCGTCCCAGCCGAGCGCCATCGCGTGGTCGACCAAGGCGGCCAACGTGCCGTGATGGCCCTCGGTAAGGCCGACGCCCATCTGGCCCGCCATGAAGCGGACCTTCTCGGTGAGCTGCGAGCGCTGCTGCGCGAACTCCCCCGGCTTAGTGGCCTTGAGGATCGCGTTCTGCTTGACCGAGTCGGCGCTGTTCTTCCACCAGTTGGTGTCTTGGATCTCTTTAGCGAACTTGTCGGGCGACCACTTACCCGCTAGCGCCTGGTTAAGGACCCGCTTAA